TTTAAATATGTTTTTATTTTTGTTAATTTTAAAGGTCTTATATTGTTTGTTGTGGATAATAACATAACATTTGTTCCGAAAATTCTTTCAAAACTTCCGTCAGCTATCATATCATTCAGTTTGTCATTAATTTCATTTTGTACATCCAGATTTTTAAAATAATCCTGCACATAGTTTTTTAGATCGTTAAAAGCATCCTGCAAGTTGTTAAAATTTTTCTGCATATTTTTCCATTGTTCAACAACTTTATTAAATTCAATTAAAAACCAATCCTGATTAAGCTCGTGATAATTAGTGTAAGGCCCTAAATTTTCCATACTCATAATATAACACCTCCTATTAATACACCATTAAGCAAAAGTTTTCGATAAAACTTTCTGCTATTATATCGTACAAATTAAAAACAACTAAGTCTCTTTCGCTCTGTATCATTTGTTGCGAAGTAGTGACACCTATATTTCCATGCGCTCTGCCTGTTCTCGTATGTGTTCCATTTCTACCATCATTTACATTTTCTTTTTCCGTATTAGTAATACTACCATTTTCCGTTGTGTCTCCGTCTGTGATCTGTTTCGCATGATCTGCAAGACCTGCGTTAAATGCTGTATTCTGATCTGTTATGTTAACGCTGTTCATTATTTCATTAGTGCTAGTGCTTTTTACTGTGTTATCTCTAGTACTTGACGTAACTTCATCGTCTGTATCTGTCCAATCCTCCATACGATCATAGTTTTCGATCGGATTGTATTCTAACACTGTTGTATCATACAGCTTTTTCCAGTTGATCTGATACTTGTTACTCCATATTGCAATACGTTTTTTCATGTAAGTAAAATCTGCATATAAAATCTCCAACTCTCTCGTACGCATCAAAATCGCATCAATAGCAATCTGTTTCACAAGCCCCTCAGGAACATTGAACCCGTCAAACAATGTGTTATCATAGTTATATAACCCCTCAACTGTTAATAAACTCAAGCATCACCACCTCCTGATGTTTCACGTGAACCATTTCCATTTGGGTTGTGCCTCCAATTTACACTTACATCAACACCAAACATCTTTTTAACATCATTACAACTTTTTTTCCATCCGTCTAACCACATTTCCATTCTAGTTGAAGTTTCGACATCATTGCTTTCCGCTTCGGAAGAAATCATTCTTTCTTTCTTGTCCGATCTGGCAGAGGGAATACCAACCTCAGTGCAAAACAGTTCTTCCAATCTCCGCAATGTGTCCAGGACATCTCCTGCAATATAGTTCTGTCGTAAATTATTGACAAAATAATCCCACGGTTCTTCCGTCTGATCCCCTCTTTGAATCCTCAGTTTCTCGTCATAGAAAACAGCTAACTCACCTCTCATGACCCGATCCATGACTTTTTTCAGACTTTCCGCTCCCGCTTTATTCCTTGCTCTGAATACATACGCAAGCTTGCTGTTCATTACGTTCATGTCCAGAGATTCCATAGCGATAGCCATTTCATTTGCATATCTTCCTACTAAATCCAGGATCCCACCATAGTCAGCGGTACACTTGAAAAGAACACACTGCTCACCAATCACAGGCTCAATCACCCCCTTTAGCAATGGATTGCTAATCACGGCCTGCGCCGGTCTGTAAAAAACATTGTACCCCTTAAGTGTACATCCCTGTGGAATTACACCAAACTTGTCCGTATTGATGATAGCAACCGTACCCCAACAGTACAAACAATAAAGAAAATAATCCTTATCCCAGTTGTCCGGCACATCCCATTTCATCACAGAAATAGCTTTCTGCAATAGATATCTCTGAAAATACCAAAACAACTGAGTATTTTTGCAATGGTTAGTGCTCGGGCATATGCTACTATTATACTGATTGATATAATTATACATCACAGGAGCACCGACACCTGTATTACATCCAAACATATATTCACCTCCTACAAATTATTAAAATAATCAAACCACGCTCTAGCATATCCGGCACGTTCCTGATGTATACTAGCAGGTCTTTCATAGTTTGCCTGAAAAGCAAGTGCAAGGTATCCTGCATCCTGCGTACTAACACTCCACTCTCTCCAACTCAACGGGTATGCACTTGTACTATACCATTGTGGCTCGATACCCCAGTTTTTAATTCCTGAACTTTGCTGAAACTCTGCAAAAATAACACTCAACTGTTTCTGACCATCATACCAATCATCATGATTTCCATATAATACGTCAATAACTTTATATAAATCGGTCGGTGGTGTCCATTGCACAAGCCCGTGTCCAGTACCTCCAATTTCAATCAATGCAGGATTAAAAGTGCTTTCCTGTTGAATATTTCCGCAAAGACCTGCAATAGCATTTACACTCCATCCCTGAGATTTAAAATAATTTAAAATCACAGTTGCGTTATTTATGGCTTTTTCATTGTTTCCGCACAGGTTAGCGGTGGGATCACCAAAGTACTCACTGTTTCCTCCAACCTGCCAATCACCACCGGAAAAAGGCCATCTGTACACTCTCCAATAGTGTATCGTACTTTCCCACACTGTGTACGTATTAATACTCACCTGATCAGGCAATGGAAGTTTTTTGCTGTGCGCACCCATAGAGTGTGTTTCATCATACATCATTTCTGTGTGCTGATGACCTCCGATTGATGTGTCATGTATCCACAGAATATCACCCTTTTGAAATTTGAAATCCGTATAATCGGCAGGTAATATTATTTCCTCAAAACCGAGATTTTTCAGTATCGTTGGCATTGATTCCGTGGTGAACGGCCATGCTGTCAAATTGACTTCAAAACCTGCATGCCCCAGCCCATAGAAGATTAAAGAACTACAATCATAGTAAGTTATTCCGTTGATAGTCTGTTCATTTCTGTAGTCCTGATTGTACCCAACATTCGGTGCGTTACATCTATCCACGATCCATTGCCACGCTTGCAATATTAGACCTCCGATTCCACCTGCCCCACCAGATCCCCACGGGTTCTGCCCAGAGTTAGCACTTGTCATAAGCGCAACGAACATTGAAATATTGCTTGCAGGAAAGCTACGCATAATATACACCTCCCTCAAGGAACTGTTTGATCTGCTCTTTTTCGTTTCTGGTTGCTCCACTCACATTGATAGCTCCGTTTTCTACTACATAATATCCAGCACCTAGTTCCTGCATTGTGCCATTTTTCATATAAGGTCTGCCATTATCTGACCGATCCTCGTCAGTAATCTTGTAAAAAGTTTCTATCACATATGGTATACGCGCAATAGATAACAACGTACCATTGACACCTCTTGTATGCACATCAGGTATTGCACTCTCAACTGCGTTTGCAACTCCTGACGCACTTCCCAAAAAATTTCCAGAAAATAAATTACCGATGCTACTTAGCAAACTACTTCCGCTTTCGATGATATTCGCCCGTAAATCACTTACCTGTATGTTAACTCCAATTTGTGCATAACTACTATATAAAGTAACACCTCCTGCGCTCACTGACATAACACCAACTCCGCTCATACAGTCAATAGTTTCACTGACTGTTACGCTCTCAGCACTTGCAACTTTCCCCCCGTCAATATCGAACGTTCCCCATGGGTCAATGGTTAACTGAATCCTACGAAATGGTGAAGCGTTAAGAAATGTTCCACGTGAAACTTGTGGATGCTGTGAAACCGGCATGTCAAAAGACCTGCTATAAAAAGGCTTATTACCTAACTTCAATGCGGTCACATCACAAGACCAAAAACCGAACTTAACCTCATTAACCTGTGTGCTACCTGCCCCTACGTTTTCGCAAGGAAACCACATAACACTTGTCAGATATTGAAACGGATTGAACAAACATTTTAGCAAACTATCCGTGATCTGCTGACCTGAGATGTTCGCCCAATCAAGAGTAGAAAATATCTTTGAGCAAAAATCTGCGAAATTAGTGGGAATAAAAGCATAGAAATTTGTAAGTCCATCTTCTCCTACAATTCCGCAAACAAAATACCCCTGATTTAAACCATACTCAGCCACCGGAAATAAACCATCATTAACAACTGTTTTTTTCTTAACTGGCGTCGACAGCGTTGGATATAAAGTGTCCATCACATCTCCATCAAAACTCGTTGAGCTTCTGATAAAAAACAAATTACTTGCCTGTATTGTATCACGATACGTGGCTAACACATCCACAACGCAATGTGCAATCCATGTATTGTTTCTATACTCCCAATCCTCAACCCAGTATGAACGATTAAATTCTACAATCTCACAGTAATTCCATGATGGGGCACTGCCTCCATTTCTCAGTATGATCTGTGGATTTTCAATAGAACATGGCTCATTTATATTACAGGAAACGGCGGTAACATCACCGCCGACAATTCCCGTAGAATTAACTCTTTTGTTTGCCGTTTTAAAATTGACTGTTACCGCCATTATTATTTCCTCCTATTCCAGAACAAAAACAAGACCATTCTCTGTAAGATCGTTCCAGTAACGATCTGTGAAATGATAATAGATATTCCAGTACCCTCCTGCACTATTGAAAGGTGTCGTGCTACTCCAATGTTTGATAGTAGTAAGCCCCATAGCCTCCTCATCAAACAGTACGGCAAAGATGTTGCTCATTGCCTGAGCTTCTCCCTTTTCAACACTTCCATCCGGAATCATAACTGAAGGCGTTACATTAATATCCATCGGACTGTCAAGTGTCTGCCAGAAATTAACCTTTTCATTTGTCGCAATTTTGAGATACTGATCATGGAACGTGTTACTCAGAACCGTTGTATCTGCGGTATGAAGATCTGGGCTAAAAATCATGATGTTCTGCATACTCAGCGGAGTATGCCGTGCAATATCTTTTCCCGTGATATTCGCATGGAATCGAGTTGTTCTCTCTGTGAAAAAGTCCATGTAAGTCATGATCTTAGCACAAGCCCATTTATAAAAACTCGGGAAATTCTCCGCTTTTCTTACATCATTAGCGGTTAACTTTGTTCCGTTCTCGGTATTGTACATCGTGAGCAGCTTAACAACATGCTCTCCGGTATATCCATCTGTACTTGCTGTAACTCCTTTCTGCCAGATGTTTTTAGCACCGATATAGTTTGCCACACATGCTCTTGCCATACTTTCATGTGCCTGTTCGATCATGTCCATCGTGTTCTGAGTGTACATGCTCACGAACTGTCCAAACTCATCTGGATTTCTGAAAGCCTGATCTAACTGATCTCGAAAGTACGTTCTATGTCTCTGGAATACCTGGCCTCCATAGAAATTAGTCTGTAAAACTTTTCCTTTTTTGATCTTGTACATGTCGACCGATGTGTCATCATCAATTGGCTGTCTCTGATCGTTTTCCCAATCATCGTCTAACATCCCCAATTTACGCACATGGTTTCCCCATTGCTGTGTAGTTCTTCTCAGTCCCTTAAATTTAGCGTTGTATGGTCTTACGGAAAAGATCGTCCTGTCTAATACCTGAGAAATGCTGTTCATAATCCTGTCATTACCCACAAGTAACGCTGTCTGTGCCTGTGCTACGAACGAACTTGTGTCCGTTGCTTTCATAGTTTCAACGCCTGTGGCCTGTTTAACGATATCATTCAGCACTGTGCTGATCTGATCGAAACTTAATGTATTCGCCATTATTTTTCACCCCCTGTCAATCCATCATAGTTTGGCGGATTGATAATGCTTGCTATAGCATCTTCTGTTGTAACCTGTTTGGGAACTGTGTTCTGCATCAGATTAACGTTGTTACTCTGTACCGCACTTGTGAGACTTTTCAGAGCATTCAGAACATCATTCTGTTCACTGATCTGCTGAATCTGCTGTGTCTGCGGATATGCCTGTGGCTGTGGCTGCGCCTGTGCCTGTGGAAACATCTGTGGAAACTGTTGTACACCCTGCACCGGTGCCTGCTGATAGTTCTGTCCATAGAACTGTGTCTGTGGCTGTGGCTGCGGCTGTGGCTGTGGCTGTGGCTGTGGCTGTGGCTGTGGGGCACGCTGGGTGGTTGTGCCGGACATTGTGAGGATTTCTTCTTTTGTGAATCCTGCTGTAATGAGTGTAATTAAGTTGTCTAATGTCATATTTTGTAATCCCTCCTGAGATAGTTTTTGTGAGAAAAGCCTGTGGAAATGATACCGTCATGTTCGTATGTTACTGCATACCAGTTTCCAGAATAACATCCCAGACAGATGCATTTCGTGTTTTTCGGCATTTCTGCGATAACTGTTCCGTCTAAGTCAGGCTCTGACCTGATCATCAGAGGCTCTGTGTTCGTTGTGACGATGTACACACCTCTGATATTTTTGTTGTAGTTAATCGTCATTTTTTTCACTTCCTGTAATATGTTCTGTGAGTTTGGTTAGTGCCTGAGTGTTGTTGTTGAGTGCGTCTGTCATGTTTTTCATTTCTTCCTTGTGTGCGTCTGTTTCTTTCTGCCACAAATAAAAAGTTGCAATCAGACAAGCACATGGCACTCCGATATTGCTAATAAGTGTTGATAAGGAATTAACGTCCATATTTCACCTCCATTATATATTAGCACAACATATAATATATGTTTCACGTGAAACATTAAAGAAAGGTGAGAAATGTTTCACGTGAAACAAACATATGCAGGCTTTGACACTCTGCATATGTGACGAAAGATTAAGTGCTACAAATTCTTGAGTTGTACATACTCATGCACATTGGATCATTATGATCCCACGCTCCCAACGTGTTGTACGTGTGCCACGAACACTTGTCTTTCTATGAAAGATAATATCAGATATAAAGCACCAAGTCAATATTTATTTTTAAAATATATCTCAAATAGAGACTTGCTTGTGATATCCTCAAACAGTACCTTGTTTGATAAATACATATCCCATAAATAAATAAAATCTCGTCTGAAAGCTTTCACATCCTTGTCCGTATTGGAATACTCTTGCGGTGTACCAGAGTTGTGACGTGTTACATATATTAAGTCTTTTCTCTTGTGCTGATATATTGTAATAGCATCCATTTTACATATAGGTATCAGTTCTTTAATGTTCATGCTTCTAATTCCTGAATAATCAGCGGAATAAAATTCATTTCCTAGTGCCATCCTGTTAAATGCCGAATCTGATCCAGACATTTTATACAGAGCTGTGTCTTTTTTCTTTTCAGAAATCGGTGAATCATACAAGTTAAAAAGTCCAATACCTCTATCACGTATAATAGACAGAGATTGTTTATTAATATCCATGTTCGATACTTTTTCCATTAAATTATTCTCTATAAACATATCACATGATAAACTTTCAGAATTAGAAAACAATAAAAACTGTATCGGATTATTACCCTCAAGTTCACGGTTTCGATTCATTGTTTCATATGCGTTTTTAAAAGCATATCCAGCATTTTCAACTCTGCGTTCGCGTTTTTCGGGGATAAATTCATCATATATTCCTATCTCAACGTCTGATGCATCAAAACCTCGTAAATTAGCAAAGGTATTTAATGCTATAGCATAACCGAGTATATTTCCAGTATATTTTATTTTACCATTTTCGTCAATTTCTGCATTATAATACACCGCAATATTTTTCCCGACACTTTTCGGATATATTGACCATCCCAAATCATGATTTAATTTTTTAAAAGGTGAAAGTTCTGGAATTTTAATCATGTCAATTTGTGTTTGCAATGATCGCATATAAGCAAAAATTTTTTTATGTTCAATACAGTATTTGAGAGCCCCGTAAGTTTTCCCCGTACCACGTCCGCCCCAGATGTAATTGAACTTTTGTTCATATCCTAAAACGGCGGGTATCGATAGATACCCGCTGTTTTCATAAAGCGATAACATATTATTTCTGTGGCTCTGGCATGGGGATGTTCTTTTCAGAATATCCCATACGGGCTAACGCTCGATCTGGGGAAACAAGAGCACAGATGAGATAGTCACGACCTGATTTTGAAGTTTTGTGAAGAACCTCGATGAAAAACATATCTGGAATTTCTTCAATATCAAAAATTCGATCTACAATATCCTCAAATGATTCACGGAAAGTTGCTGACTGACCGGAAAATACTTCTCCTGTGTTTGCGTCCTGCACTGAAATACAGGTGATTTCATTTCCGATGTTGTCAGTTGTTCGATACTTTACCCATGATCCAACACAAATAAGACTTTTGTTTTCAACATTTTTAAGACTTACGATTGCTGGTGATTCAATAAGGTCATACTCTGTGTATGTGTCCAGTGTGGAAGATGAACTGATAATAGTATACTGTTTCTTTGCCATGATTTAGTTCTCCTTTTCTTTTGGTGATTTTGTGAAAGTTGCATGCATTAAAAATACTTCAGCATCCATGCCATAGATTTTAGTTTCTTCCTCGTTTCGCTCCCAGTCGATAACGATTCCGAAATTTCTTTTTTTGATCTCTTTGCTGATCTGATCATCTGTGAGATTTCCAATTAAGACTAATTCTTTTGTAATCTCACATTTGTTCTCTGGATCGTAGCAGATAACATTAATTTTGTTAACTGTTAACTCTCTTGTGATTTTCATGTTCTCACCTCCTGTAATATCTCTTCACATGAATTATTATATCAATAATATTAATTCCTGTCAAATGTTTCTTTAAATTCTTTTAAAGTTCTTGCATCCGCCAAAATTCTTCGGTACTCATCTGTTATACCAATCGTATAAGTTGACGGTCTGATAACTACATTTTGTGTAATTTTTAAAACATGATTTTCCACGGTGAAATCCCCATAAGGAACGTCATTGTACACGCTTTCAGTTCCTCCTGATCGTAAAAAGGTGAACCCAATTTTGAAAGCTTCAATTCCTCCATGTTCTTCCAACTCATCCGGTGCAAGCTTTTTATTAACTCCTGCGATTGTTGCGTGAAGTTTTCCATCTTCAGTTCTATAGACATATTTTTTAGAACCAATGGTGGAGAATTCAGTATACGTATCCTCGTACTCGTATACCCCCATATAGTGTTTAACGCTATAATGGTCTGTAGCGTATGCGGAATTGGAAATACTTTGCTCTTTTCTCTCAGAATTGTATCTATTAAATAACTCGTCAATATTATCACCTCTTACTTTTATATATTTTACTGAATCCGTATCACTGTAAACGTAACGATCTCCAACTATGTTTATACCTTCTTTCAATCGCAGACGTGCCCATGCTGTTACCCATACACCCCATTGATACGGAAGAAAGGCAGTTCTATTATATTTTGCAAGTAATGTTTCACGTGAAACATTTTCATCAACTGTATATATATCTTCCGATGATTCTGTAAATATTAATGATTGCTTTACTGGTGACTGTACCATCATTCCGTAACCCGCGTTAAGCAATGCCTTTTGCAGATTGTAAAAAAGCTCATGTTCCACTATGCCTTTTAATTCTGTTTTGTCTGTATAATATTTACGGAAAATGTCTTTCAACGGTTCTGGCAGTGATCCGTATTTGCTTTCGTAACACTCTGTTATCTCAAAACATTTCCATTTATATTCACGTTTCATTATCTCATAGTCAATATCAGTGATTGTTGTTTCGACATACTCAGCACTTAAAATACGACCATTGTCAAGTGTTTCACGTGAAACATTTCTGCATTTTGAATAGGACAAATATGGTGCTCCGTAAAACTTATCAATCTGTTCAATACCTGTGATTTTACACCGGAATAATAGTGCTTTTCCTCTATCCAATTTCTTCTCTATGTCATTCTCCGTTATTGATCCGATATATACAAACCGTGTCATTGGAAAAACGCAATTTAAGACAACATCAGGATAAGATGATGACCTATCATATGATCCTATTCCCAGAATCTTTTTTCCGTCTGCACGTATCACTGTTCCTGAGTAATAACGATTAGCGTGTGTGTCTCCACCCCGAAACGCTTCTTCTAGCAGGTCGAAAACTTCTATAGTAGGAAAAATATCCTTGTGTTTTCGTGACCAACCATACATGGCTTTTTTCGTTTCACGACGTACATAACCGGTTGATGTTAATGGTAGTGTATATAGATTGTCATTCGACAGTATCATACGTTTATACATTGCTTCAACTAGTCCGATTGTGTCGTATGTACTATACTGTATTTCATAATCGGTTAGTTCTGTCCATGGATAACGTTTTTTCTCATAATTGAATTTTTCACCAGATAATTTCTGATGCTCTACTTTCATTTTTGACGTAAACGTATTTAATGACATGTTTGTCTGCAAATATGAACATCGAAACTCAAACCGCTCTAACATTTCACATTTCAGTATTTTACGTGATTTTATTGCAAAAACTTCGTCCGGTGAAAACGTATATATACCACGCAGAAACTGAAATTCATATGAAAGGTTATGAACAAAAATCATGTAATACGCATAGTTATCGTCATTCATAAGATTATCAAAAAATAACTCAAATTCTGTCCACGTTCTTCCAATTATCGTATCAATATGTAAATCATCAAGAAAAAGAATTGAAAACTGCCAGATATACATTATTGACTGCTCGATATCTTCCAATCTAGTTGTTTCGATATCGAAAGCACACAGACAATTTTTATAACCTTTTGCTTTTTTACTTCCTTTGTTAGACCTAGTATCATGTAAACATGGTAAATTCTGTATTCTAGTATAATTATATGTGTCGACAGTATACAGATTTTCCATGTGTTACCTCCTACGTTTACGTTTACCCGCTTTCCTTTTCTGACGTTTTACTTTTTCTTTCTTTGCTATTCCTGATTTCAATTTTGAAATGTTTCGGGATCCCGTTTTCAAAAATTCCTTATATAGCTCTATCATTTTGCCTGTACTCAGCTTTTCACCATCAGAATATAACTCAACAGCAAAATCAGAATCATATATTCTATCTGATGCAAAATCTCTGAGTTGTTCCATAAAACGCCCAAAATTTAGGAAATCCTCATGCGTTTTTAACTCTGTTCCGTACACATCGTTGATGTGTACCATCTGTTCTTTTTCTCGTTTTTTCAATCCTGTTACTGTGGTTCGATCTGATCCTATAATAGTTGCTAGTTCGGACAACAAGTGATAGAGTTCTCTATCACTTGTTATATCTTTCAACTGTTTGTAACGTTGGATCGGTCGATCCGTTACAAGGTTGTTATCTTTATAGTCAGATTTCAGTAATCTTTCATATCGTTTACGCCAGATTGATCTCAAACGTGAATACTCTTTTCTAACGTCTTTCATATCCCACGTTAACTCAAGAGCAAGCGGTGTATAATCGTCTTTTGTTCTTATAAGACCTTGTGGTTTACTCTTCTTCAAATAAGACTTTTCTGTTGTCAATAGGAACACCTCCCTCTAATTTGTTATAGTAAACGGGACGGAAATTCTCTTCAAACTCTACAACATAGTCCTGTACGATTGCCATTGCGACTGCCCCTGTGTATGCATGTACTAGCAGATAATCACATTTGTATTTACACTGGCTTTTAAGGATGTTCGGTGTATTTAATTCTTTTATATACACTTTATACCATGATTTTTTACTGTTTAGTGGTCTGCTCATTGTATATCCTCCATTTCTCTACACATCTCAGGATATCGTCAAAACTTGCCATTGCTCCCCACATTTTAGCGGGAATATAACCAAAACACTCTTTAAATTTCACACAATCGTTGATCTGTTCGCATGTATAACACATTTCCGTATCATTACATTTAAAGCAAATATCACAATAATTTTTCATTTCTTATAACCTCCTGACCATTTTGCCCCACACCATACACCATAAGGGAAAATTAATATAGCTCCAAAAACAAACCACAAAATTGCATCCAACATTAATACACACATCTACTTTCTATTTCTTCTTTAATCCACTTACGTTCCCGATAACGCCACGGGAAACGCATTATTTTGTACTCTTTCAATAACTCACGAGGAGTGAGCCATGCAAGGTAGTTTTTGTAACTTTCTTCATAATCTGTCATAATTCACCTCACATTTCGTTTATATGATTCATAAACAATATCTAATGCCTTGATACATTTATCAAAATCATACTCAAAACCAAGACAAGAACCCCCATATGATATACCACGCGCCATAACAATTGCTTCGACATATGAGTTATCAATAGATAATCCCTTATTCAATGCCCATCTAAATTCCTCCACAACTTTTCTCTCATATAAATCCTGTACATCTCTTGTAACAAATTTCATTTTATTACCTCTCTTTCATTTGATGATTATATTATATAATGTTATTTAGATTTATTCAAAGACCATTATGTTCACAAACACATGTTCGAAAACATCACCCCTGTATATGTTTC